GCTAACCCGTCAATCAACGCGGACGGCTTTCAGCCGCCGGTTATTTCTGCGTTGGCAGGCAAAAGCATGTCGCCCTGCACCGCCGTATCGCCAGCGCCGACTTTCACGCTGCATCCATAAATAGACCGCCCTGGTTCGCTTTGGCGGATTCGATGTTCTTGCATGCCTGCGCGAAATAGGACTGCTTCAACTCCGACCCGACGAACTTCCGCCCCATCTTGATTGCCTGGTAGCCGGTCGAACCGACGCCGGAAAACGGATCAAAAACCACATCACCGGGGTTACTCCACAAATGGATGGCGCGCTCGATCAGGTCAAGCGCCATCGGGCAGACGTGGCGCTCGTCCTCGTTGTCTCTGGCGGCTTTGGCGTTGAGTGTGTTGCTGAAGTTGATGTCCATCCATACCGGCGAGGCGTAGCGCCGCCAGCGTTCGTGCGACAGGTTGCCGTGGATCGGCGGGTTCTCGCCGCAGAATTCCGTTAGGCCGTCGATATGGGCTACCGGCTCGGGGTTCTCGCCATCCTTGCGAAATGCCAGCAGGTATTGCGGAATGCCGGCCCTGGATCGCGTGGAGTCCTTGCAGAGCTGCTTGTGCATCAAGCCGAGCGCCTTCGTCCTGGTCGCCTCGATCAATGGGTCTTTCCACGCGCAATGCTCGGAATGGAAGATAAACCCGGCTTTCTGGAATGCCCGAATCACATCGCCGCGAAAGTCCTTTAGCCCGATGTAACCGTCGCGCTCTTTCATGGCCGGGATATTCATCACGTCGACGCAGACAATCCGCCCCGGCTTGGTGACACGATGCAGGCCGGCGACAACATGCGCGAAGTGCTCATAGAATTGGTCGTCGTTGACGCTGTTGCCTAGGTCGCGGTCGCTGTTGCTGTAGGTGTAGAGCGATGCGTAGGGCGGCGAGAATATCGAGAGGTGGATTGAGTTCTCCGGCAGAGAATTCAGCACTTCGATGCAGTCGCCGTTCGCTAGCGTCCAGTTCTCGCCTTGCGCTTGATTCAGGATATTCATGCTTGCCCCCTATGAATGTGGTTGAACAATCTGCGCACTAGGTATCCTCGCGCGATTGAGATGACAGTAAAAAACGCACCGATCATCAAGTTGCTTGACAGTGGAATGTGAATACCGAACAGGGGAAATATCAGAACCTGCGAAGCCAACGCTACCCCGTAGCCGATGGCGACGTTGATGCATGTTTCGATCATGCTTTGCCTTCTGGTCTGCATTACGCGGCCCCCATCCATGACGGAATCGAAAGCGCCATCTTCGGCGCGTAGTCGGCTTTGTTTCTCATGCTTCCACCGTGCAGCGCCGCCGCGTTCAGATCCTTCATGTGTTCGATCATGCTGTTGTAGGTTTCTTCGGCCTCACGCTCTTTGCGCTTGATGTTGGAAACCACAGCCCCCTCTGTCTCTGCCGTGATGACATGGACGTTGACCGGCCGCGATTGGCCGAAGCGCCAGCAGCGGCGGATTGACTGATAAAGCTGCTCGTAGGAGTCCGACAGGCCGACGAATGCCATATCGGCACAGTGCTGAAGGTTCAGGCCGAGGCCGGCTATCTTTGGTTTGGAGATCATCACGCGATAGCGGCCGTCAAGAAACCCGACAATCGCGGCCTCCTTGTGCTCATCGGTGTCAGACCCTTGCACTTCTACCGCGTCAGGTATCGCAGCGGCCAGCGCCTCGCTTTCGGCATTCAGGTTGCACCAGACCAAGAACGGGCGATCCGAACTATTCACAAGGTCAGCGCATGCTGCTACTCGGTCGCCAATCGAATCGCGTCTGGCCGCTTGCCGCTCTTGCAGGGTCTGCGCCTCTACCGCGAACAGGAAGCCGCTGGACGGCGCGTGAACCGACACGCAATGCTCGTGCATGTGCAGCGGAGGGAGGATGAATCCATCGTCTGAATAGCCAAGGTCCGACGGCTTGCGAATCATCACCGCCCATGACGCCATCCATGTCCAGAACGCCGCCTGCGCGTGGCCCTTGACGCGCCATTTACTGGTGTCGCCGCCATCATGGGTGAAGTACATCGCCAACATTTCACCTCGCGTCATCACCCCGAGGAATTCGGCCTGGGTGCCAAGCTCCATCACGTCATTGGGTGCAGGTGTGGCACTTGAACAAAGGCGGAACGGCGTATTCTTGAATGCCTCAATCATCCATGTGCTGTACGCGCCGCTGTAGTTTTTGAGGATGGACGATTCATCGAGCGCCACCGCGCCGAATTGATCCAGGTGGAAATTCTCTAGCCGCTCGTAGTTCGTTACCGTCAGGCGCTTCGTGATCCCCGCTTGATCCTTGGCATAGGCCAGATCAATCCCGAACTTCTCAGCCTCCCGCACAAACTGATGCGCGACAGCCAACGGTGCGGCGATGATGCATTCGTGGGGTTGCTTGTCTGCCCACTCCATCTGCATCGGACCTTTGCCAATGCCGCAATCCGCGAACAGTGCCGCACGGCCACGGCGCAGCGCCCACTTGACCATATCGGCCTGATGCGGGTACAGCATGGGGTTCAGCGCGGGCGTCGACGCGAGGCCGGTATCCGGGTCAATCACAGATTTACGCTTCAGGAATTCGAGATAATCCACCGTCATCACTCCGTCCCACCGTTTTGCCTGCCAACATGGCGCTCAACCGGACCTTCGCCATAAGGCCGGCACGCCGGTTACTTTCTACGTTATGCCTCGGGTTCCGGCGGCTTCAGTTTGTGCCGGCGCCGCAAGGCGTCCTCGATCAACTGCGCCGCCGGCTCGTCTTGGTCGCGCAGCCAATCCACCAGCCAGCGGGGAAACTTGTACCCTACTGGCACTTTCACGAGCCTTGGGTCGATTGGGGGCCTTCCAGCCCCTTCTCGCTTTCCTCCGCTCATTCTTCGTCGCGCTGCGCTTCGATCTTGGCCAGGGCTTCCTTGGCCTGGCGCTCGAACTCGCTGGAATACGCCTCGTATTCCTCCTCGCTGTCGCCGTTGTAGTCGTTGGTGATGTTGTGGATTCCGTGCGCGGCGACCTCTTCGAGGAACGTCTGGCTTTGCCCCTCGAGGGCTTCGGCGACAACTTGGGCGATGGTCGTGGTCATGATCTTTTCTCCTGTTTGCGGTTCGCGCCTATCGCTCACCGTTGAATACAGTCTAGCCCGTTATCAGAATATAGTCAAGCCCAAAATCAAAATATTTTCGCTCCGCAGGCATAACAAGCCAATCAAGCCGACCTGTCGCGGCAAGCCGCGCCAGTCGGCTTATCGGCAGCGTTATGGCTCGTTTGTCCATCCCGGAATGGGTCTTCCCGCACTTGTGGCAATCGCTCATGTATCTGCCTGGCGCATACCCCCATTTTCTGAGGCGAGCCATCGTATCGGCGGGCAATGGATCAGGCCGCATACCGCTCCCGGTCGGCTGCCAGCGACACCCACCGCAGCCCATCCCATCGCATCAACAGCTTTCCGGACTCGTCGCACACACCGTCGGCGACAAGCTGTGCGCGTATCGCGACAAATCGCTCGTCTCCCTCTTTCGCCGCGAGCGTGATGGCGTCCAGGGCTTGCTGTGACTGAGGGTGCTTTGCCCATCCAAGCGGGTCAAGCCCGGCGGTTATCGCTTCGAGGCTCATGCGGCATTCCCCAACATATCGACCTGGATAGGCTCCCTGTTCCAAAAAGTAATCGCCTGCTGCGATTCGATGCGCTGGCGCAGCACTTGCGCTCGACAGTCCTTGCTTGGCGGCGAATAGGCGCCAGTCCATCTGCTATCAATCCCAATGTTTTGCGCGATGTTTGTCGAGTCGGCCGACGAAAACGGAAGCCTGCTGAAAACCTCTACGTTGAGCATTCGCAGGCCATGCAGTTTGCTAAGCGGATTCCCGTTTTTGTCGCAAACAGCGTTCATGGCTTCGGCCATCCTGCCCCACCATTTGCTATCGCCGACCGTCGCATACTGGCCTGATGAACCCAAGCACACGCGCGGCCACTCCAACGCTAAACGCACGAGGCGTTCAATGCTCTCGTGCAGG